CAACACGCCCACTAAGCAGACGGTTAAGTTCATCATAAACTTTAATAGCTTTCACGCTGGTTGGAACGGTATAGTATGTACCAGCATCAAGTCTCTGGCGACGAACAGCGGTGCTGCCATGAGCAATTTCAGATACCAGGAACAGGGAGGTGTCAGTAGTCCAGAAACGGTTCTGATCTCCAAGTTTCTCGTTTTTATATTCAACGCAATCCATAAAGAACTCGTCGCCCTTCAATCCCTCCTGAATTATTACGGGAATGATTGTCTCAACAATCTCAAACAATTCAGGGTTTCTGCGGAATGTTTTAGTATTAATTTCTGTAGAACCACCGTTGGCATCTATAAAAGCCTGACGCAGTGTTTCCAAGTTTTCAGTCATTGAATAATTAGCAGTGGGTTTATGCTGAATAACATCTATAGCAAGCTTTATAACATTATCTTTATCCATAATTTTCTCTCCCTTCTAAATATTCAGGTATCTTAGTTGACCCGAATTACTATGTAGTCGCCCTCGACAGCAATAACCTCGCCAACTTCGGTAGAACCCGATGTGTAGCTACTGGCAACAAGTTTAAGTTTCGTATCTGCCTGAAGTTCAACAAGCTGACCCGCGGCAGGGGATGTACTGGCATTAACCGGAGTCAAGCAATCAGACGTAACAGAAAACTCGCTCCCCGGATGAAGTATATAACCACGCGCTACAGAACCAGCTTCATTCGTAAAATCAGACAGCGCTTTCAGTCTCTCGTCATCAATAACTTCGGGGGAAGCGACAAGAGCGATCTTACTGAGGGGGCTGTTAGCTGCCGGAGTGGTTGCAATATATACATCCCTCTCATTTGTGTCCAAAGTTGTAATCGCTACAACCCTACCATTATCAATGGCAGTCTCTTCGTTGCTAACAACATACTTAAAGTTTACAAGACCGTCCGGGTTTTTCGTCCCATACATGAGGTCGGTTCTAACTTTTCCATGCGACATATATCAATTACCTCAACTTTCTTTTTAGATTAATTATTGTGAAGATATTTTTTGTGTATTCCACCATATGGGTCTTCATTTTTCATTTCCCTTTCAAAAGGAACTTTTATTGGTTCTTTCTTTTTGGGTGTATTCATTGAAAAGTTTGCTAAAGTTCTGCCCAAGATAGCAAAACACTCCTTCTGGAGTGCTTCTAAATCATATTCGTTTGATTTTTCCTTGAGAGCCAAATATTCTTCGTTGTCTTTAAGTTTTTCATCAAATTTGTCAAATATTTCCTTTTCTGCCTCGTCCCGATCCGCTTTGAGTCTTTCAGACTGGAATTTGCGGAGTTCATCAACTTCGGTTTCGGGTGTGGGATGACTTGCCTTGTATTCATCAAATTCGGATTTTATCTGCTCATAATTTTTATCTTTAGCGTCAATTTCATCCTTTTCTTCTCTAGTGAGCCACACCAAGAACATTTCCTCAAACTCGCCTGTAATGGTAGCGGTAATTGTTTCTTCATCAAATGTATAAGTAAACCTACCGTAGTTTCTTTCAAAATCTCCGTCTGCTTTCCAATGATAGCGTTCAACATATACATACTCGTCCGAAACATCTGCAACCCAGTATGATATCTCCTCTATGATATCACCGTCATCATTTCTTACTACTGTGCTATCCAATGCGTTCCTCAACGCCTCGCGAATCTGATTATGCGTGGCTGAAAAACTCTGCGGTTTATCTTTGGGGTCTTCATGCTTGTCATTTTCAGTAAATTCTTTCAACTTTATATCCAAATCTTCCAGTGAAATTTCGTTTATATCGAAATCAAGTTGCTCTACTGTCAGATTATATTTGGCTATCAGTTCTAACTTTTCATCCAATACTTCTCCCTCCTCCTCTTTTGGTGATGGTTTATTATTAAAGGAGGTTAATTCCTCTTTTAACCATTGTGAAAAATCTATTTTATTTAATTCATTAAGCATTGAAGCAAATTCTTGTTTAAATTCATTACCTAAACTAAACTCAAACGGTTCAACCCTTGCAGAAGGAAAGCAAGGCTCGGTGTGGTATTCAGGGTTTTCTAAATCCCTACCTAATAAGCAAAGAGCAGAAAATTCAAAATCCGTAATGTCAGTATACTTCTTATCGGATTCTAACTGTTTCCATCCAAGCACATTAATTTCCATGGATTGGTTATAGTACACATCTGGGTCTGTTGCAGACTTTGCATCAAGTAAATTTGGATATCTACCAGTCCACAAAATTATTGTGGCTACAAGGTACTCTGCTTTTGTGCCATCTTGCTCTGTTACCTCTACCCATTCTGGATTGCATGATTCCGGTACACAGCCATACGGCACGGTTAATTCATTGACAGTAATCCCTTCATCATCAATAATAATCTGCCTGTCATGAGAACCTACATACCAACCATCATCTCTTTTTTTAAGGTGAGCCACAACTGGGATATTAAAAATGGATGGCAAAGCCTTCTCAACATGTTCTTTATCAAAGTTTGAATAATTTCTATTCTTCCCAAGAGCCATAATATAGCATCTCATGAGTGAGAATTCGCTGTTGATTTGTTTAAACAGAATAGGCTTGAACGTATAGTCAAGACGAATAGTTTTGTCCATTGTTCACCCCCTTTCAGAAAATGCACCACTCAGACAAAACAAAGTTTATTATCAAAGAAATAATCTTTTTTTGAAAAATTAGACTGCACAAGTCTTAATAGTCCGTCTGAACGCGGAAACACATAAATTGTTTTGTCGTTTAGTTTTTCTGTTGTATATGTAAACCCAAGATTTTTCAACTGTTCTGCCTTATCTTGGTCTACAATCTTTATTAGGTTCATTACCTATCGTTCCCCTCTGTGTCTCGTGTTTTTTGACCCTTATCATCCACCGTATCCTGCGGAGGTCTACCACCCTTTTCATCGGAAGTCATAGTATGAGAACTAAGCAACGGCTCTCCAAACATCGTATCTCTCATCTTCAAAACGTCATTTTCTAAGAAGCTCATTGTAACGATATCTGAAGGAGAATATCCCAAAATAGCGGCAACTGCACTTTTTACAGGAACTCCTGCATTTCCAGCCGAAAGATACATGTCAAACATTTCTTTTTGGTTATAAATAGAAACATTGAGAAAATGTATCTTGAACCTATAAGTCTTATCAAGATTTTTTAGTTTCCTATTTATCCATCTCTCTATCTGACGTATAACTGATTTTGAAACATCAATGTCCGATCTAATAGACTGCAACAATCCAGTAGAACCCGCGCTGGTGTCATTAAAGATTAATTCGGACACACCGGCAGAACTCCATACTTGTGCGGTGGCTTGTGCAACAGCATCCCTTTCAGCAGTAGAATTATTGGAGAACGTAAATGATTCTATTTTAAGAGGTGACAGTGAAACGCCAATACCATCAGGAACAGCTTTTTCAATCATCTTAAAATACTTCATAGCTAAATTCTCTTTTAACAGCATTTCTCCGGTTTTTTCGTCTGTCGGAATAATACAGTTGAGAATTTTATAATTATCATTCTGATTTTCAATCTTTTTCAGCAATTTATAGTCCTGAAGGTCATAAATCGCCTCAAGTACCCCAACAAACGGAGGAATTACATAATCAATATCCTCGTTTATTTTAATGCAAATAGTTCGCCCGCTGTCCAGTTCTTGCCACCTTAATTTTGAATCTTTCTCATAATTATTATACTTTTCTACGAATTCCTCTCCGTATTGCTCTAATTTATCCTTACGGGAATTAAAGTAGGAAAAGTCATATGCAAAATTATATACACCATCTTCAATTGTACTAATCTTGCAATAGTCAGGATTCAACTTTCTGATAAAATATGAATCTTCCGCGGAATACTCATAACCGTAAAACACATCTTCGCGATATGCAGTAGTCAACACTTTTATCAGTTCGTGTTTTAGATTCATTGTTTCCAGCAAATCTAAAACCTGTTTGTATTGCTTGAGAAATTTATTTTTATTTACATTTTTTGTATCCAATTTATACGGCACGACTATGTAATCAAGTGAATCTATTTTTGAGAAATACTGAACCAAACGTTTAAAGTGGCTAGATACGTTGTAAAGATATATACAAGCGTCACGTATATATTTCTCATTTATCTCTGGGGATTTAAGGTATTCTATAATTTTTTCTTTTGTAAATTTTGAGAAAAACAATGTTTCTTTATTTGATTTTCTTAAATCTACTAGCGTTAACCTTGCTAGTTTTGCAAAGTTGTTTAAACTTGTAAAATCGTATGTATAACCGTCAATAGTAGTTTCTATCTCTGGTGTTTTAACTTCGTCAGCGATAATATCACCTTCTTTCTACGCTATACTTCACAATAACCGTGGCTTACGGAACTGGAATTCAAAATCGATTTCCAGTCTCGGTTTTTCAATAACTTGATTCCTCCTAAGTTTTGCAAGATACCAACATAGCAACCCATATGTAAACGCTCGGTCGTCATGCATTGTACTACGCCTGTCAGGAGGGTAGTTATATGTAACACTTCCTGCGTTTACGTATTTACACATAGTAATTATTTCGTTTTTCATCAATTCAATCTGCAATAATGCTTCCCGTTCTTCATCAGTAAGTAAATAAGTATGTTCGCCGCCTTCATCATCGATTGTAATAATGTAGTCCTTATCACCACAGTCTGCTGGAAAAGTAACAACACCCAATTTTGTCATTTGTTCTGCGGCTTCAAACAATTCGTTTCTAGCCTTTTGTGGGTCAACTAGCGTCATAATATCAAGAGCGTCAGGATAGTATTTTGCTGATACTTCATTTGCCTTGTGAGACTTGTCGATTATACCCTTGTGTTTTTTACCGTCTTTACCTTCCCATTCTTCAAGCAAATAGTCTGAAACGCCATGTATCATACCGCCACCCGTACCCGCGTCACACACGATCCGCTTTATGTTCTCATAGTCCATCTTTTTCTTCTCGTTGGCATTATAATCCAATA